TTATAAGCTATATCCATGAATTTTTTGGATGGTCTATGTAAGATTATTTTTTTCATATGTCCCGGTTACTCCAGGACATATGTATATACAATTAAAGCTTGACTGCTTTGGCTGCCTTTTCAGCAACTTCTTTGAAAGCTACTGTAGACAACTCAACAACTTCATTTGTGGTGCGGTTCACTTGTTTAGTGAACTCACGCTGTGCTTCAACGAAATCTTTGATAGATTGCTTGATTTTGGTGTCGTACACGAATGTGTCAACAACCTTGTTTTTCGCATCTTGTACTTGGTCAACAAAGTAGTTAGCGAAATATAGTGGTGTGAAAATAGAATTAGCCATGGTTATCTCCTTTAGACGATAGTTAATTAACGGCGGCTTAAGCCGTATTTGAATTCTCGGTATTCCTTAGTGAAACTACCAAGAGCTACAAATGCTTTATAAATTTTGATTAGAACGTTTTTCACAGATATGCCCTATGTTGGTTACGCTCAAACTCTTTTACGTAATATTCAACCTGAGAGGCATCAGTTACATAACGACTGGCAATATATCTGTCCAATCGTGACTGGTAACTGTTGCCTTCAATGAATGAGAATAAGAATTTAAAGAGTCTAAACATAGTGTTTACGATATTAGTGATTATACTAATATATATGTTGCATTGCAACAAAAACCACTAGAGTTCAGACTCTATTGCCTAGTTTATTGCATCCTCGTACTGTAGTTTGGCAATAATGTAGTCTTTTACCAATGATGAGCGTACAATGTCATCTGGCGTAAACTCAATACGTGTAAAGGCATTCATGTGGTGTGCAACATCAAAGAATTTAAGAATACCTGTTACATCATTTTTTTTCTTATTCAGGTCGGTTTGCCTGTAGTCACCACACCATATAATCTTTGAGCGATAGCCAACACGGGTCATCACCGTATCAATTTCTTCAAAGGTCATATTCTGCATTTCATCTACAATAATAATGGCATCATCAAAGGACATACCACGAATGAATGATGTACTAATGAATTCAATGTGGCCTTGTTCTTCCAACCTATCCCATGCATCTTTGCGACCAAATAGTGTCTCACAGATTTGGCGATAAGGTTGTTGATAGATATCCATCTTTTCGTTCACATCACCAGGCAAATGGCCAATCTCACGGCTTTGTACCGCAGAACGCACAACAATTATTTTAGTAAATGGATTGGATTTGTCCATCACTTCTTCTATAGCTTTATACAAGGCACAGAATGTTTTACCTGTACCCGCAACACCGTGTAGTGCTACGAAATAGTCTCCTCGTTTGTATGCATCAAAAAATTGTTTTTGATTGTTTGTCAATGGGTCGAATGTTTTAAGGTCATCAAGCCTCAGTTTGAGGTGATTGGATGGTCTTGAAACCTTTTCGGTTTCAATGGTTGTATTGGCAGTTGTCTTGCGAGCCATGGACTTCCTTCTTTTAGGTAACGAATCGGGTTCTTTACAGTATTTCATAGTTTATTCAACACGTGAGCCTTGTGTATTTTACAAGATACCCATGAGTTGTAATATTCCGTGGTTAGTAGTGCATCTCTGATAAAAATCTCCTTTGTTTCTCTATATGAACATTCCGACCTACTTTTGCATAGGTACAGTATCTTGCGTGAAAAGTTTTCCTCTCCTAGTTTTTTAACATCAGCCTTTAATTCTTCAGACGAAGACCAATAGTTCGCCCATCCAGAGGACAGGCGAACCTTTTTCTTTTTACCTTTAATTTGTTTTGTGCCGGCTCGTGTAAAGAATTTCTTCCCCACATACTTGCGGCCATTTGTCAGGTTGGTTATTTCGTAAATGAATCCGAACCAGTCACCAACCATGTCTTCTGTAAATTCTATATTATTATACAACCACACTCAATCATCCTCATCTTCTGTATCGTTCTCCAGTATATATTCGCTGCAGAACGGACAGAAATGAGGATCATCTTCACATTTGTCTACATCATATTTAATTGTAAATTCAGAGTCACAGTTATCGCATACGTGATGGATTGTGGCCATTGTTACTCCGTTGCATTAGCACCACACTTCGCACGTTTTGCTTGTGTCAATGCACCAAAGTTAACAGGCCATTCACCGCCTGGTGCCAATTCATTTGCATTAGGTGGAAATCTAAAACTAACACCTGCTTGTTGTTGAATCTGTGCAATAGGCGCACGGAACTTGGTTAGGTCGTTGCCTAGATTCTGATAAGGTTTAGTATGTGGAAATACCCAACCTGCAACTGCACCAGTATTGTTATTGATTACAATCTTGTAGTAACCATGTGGCACAATCACGCCGTTACCAATAGTTGCATCACCAGTGCCATACAAGGCGCCAACGTATATAGTAAAAGGTTGGTTCAGTTGCACGGCCCAACCTCTGACGGAGGTCTCTAACAACTTCCATATTCCCCGATTTAAAGAGCCGTGTTGAGGATACATGTTTGTCATTAAAAAAGATTCATACTCCACAATCTGTGACCATGACAAGTCGCCATCAGGGGCGGCATGGCCCTTATCATAGCCTGTACCTGCATAGTCATCAGGTCTTGCGCCTGTACCATTCAATGATTGGTCAGCAACAAACGCATTGGTGCGTGGGAAGCAACCTAATGCGTTTTGTGGTAGCAATGTATATGTTACATAAACTGGAATCTTTACAGGTGCGTCATATGCAACGAAATAGGCCTCACGGCAGATTGGTTGTGCAGGTCTTGCTGATTGTGCAAAGCCATATGGATTATGGACTGCACACGATTGGACTGGCAATGGTGGTCGTTGGTCCCATGCAAATGCGGCACTAGTAAAAAATGCCAGTAATACTAAAAACTTCTTCATATTTTTCCTTATTGAGTACACGTTCTTGTTCTCGTTATTGTGCCATCTGGATTTTGAGTTTCAGTCCAAGGTGAACAGTTTTGTTGTTGAATAGGTGTTTGTTGAATTATCACAGGTTGTGGTGGTTGTGTCTTAGATACTTCATAGACCAACACACCACCGACAATAGCAGGTACAACCCAATTCCAACCATTGTTAGCATAACGCCAATGGCCATGGTGATGGCCATGGTGCCAATGTTGTGCGAATGCTAATGGTGTTGCAAGTAATAACAATGAAAATATAATCTTTTTCATTTATTTTCCTTTTTTTGTTCTTTGAAGACTAACTTGGCTGAGCCAATAGTGCCAGGCATTGGTAAGACTAGTTTATTTTTCTTACCAAATATTTGGTCATAGTTGCTGCTAAACTTATTGTAATCAGTTGGTCTTTGTTTAGACCCCTTACCGCCATCTGACATTTTACCTCCATATTATTTAATTGGCCAATGTTTGTTGAACTTTTCAAAATAGAACATCAGCTCTTCTTTGTCATCATCATAATATTCACCAACATAATCTGATTTTACTTTACTATGTATATTCTCACACATAGCAACCAATGTAATATCGGACCTTTTATAGTCCCATCCATATAATACATCAAGCATCCATTGCCAATTGCCACCTCTGATAATCCCCGCTTCAACCATAACCAATTTACTATATGGCCTAATATCTCCCGATTGCATTATCATTTTTTGTATGTATGGCGCTGGGTCTTCATCTGGATAAGTTACATCAACTGGAATAATAGATAACATCTCACCCTTGCGTGACCATGCATGTGCTAGATGCATGGCTACTGTTGCTGAATAATCAGGCGATGCCATAATCACAGCAGTAGTGCTAGGATCAAAGTCGGAACTATCAACAATGGTTTCTAATCGTTGTATTAGTTCCCACTCTTTGTCTCTTGTAATAAATTTAAGAGGTCTACGATTCATTATGCCCAAACTTCATCCCAAGAGCCTGTGTGTGCGGCCTTAGCATAGTCTGTTGACCTGTTCTCAAAGAAATTGGTGTGAGTTGGTGCATTAATCATTTCTTCAACCCATGGCAATGGATTGCGTTTGACTTTGAAAATGCCCTTCATGCCAAGTCCAATCAATCTACGGTCAGCAATGTAACGAATATACTTCTTCAACTCATCGGCCGTTAGACCTTCCATCTCTGCAACACCGAATGCCAAATCAATGAATTTATCTTCTAATTCAACCATTCGCTCTGCAATAGAATAAATCTTTGACTTTAGGTCATCATTCCAGATTTCATTATTTTCTTGTATATAGGTCTTAAACAACTTCATCATGTTCTCGGCGTGCATTGTCTCATCAACAATAGACCAAGTAACAATCTGACCCATGCCCTTCATCTTGCCTGTGCGTGGGAAATTCAACAACATAACAAATGAACTGAACAACTGCATGCCTTCAGTAAAAGCTGAGAACACGGCGATGTGTGTTGCTGTATTTTCTTTGGTTGAATTATGTGCTGAAATGTCCATCACATAATCGTGTTTGTCTTTCATCTCCTGATATGCAAGAAACTCATTGTATGTGGTCTCAGGAAGGCCAAGTGTTTCAATCAAATGGCTATAGGCAGCAATGTGCAATGCTTCACGAGCAGCAAAGCCCATCAACATCATACGTACTTCAGGCTGAGGAAAATAAGGCAAGTAATTACGGACGTAACCACCAGCAACGTCAATGTCTCCTTGAGTAAAAAAGCGAAAAATATGTGTGAGAAATTGTTTTTCTTCATTTGTTAACTTCTTTTTCCAATCTTTAACATCTTCGGCCATTGGCACTTCAGTATGCAACCAATGTGATTGTTCGTGTTTTAGCCATGCGTCATATGCCCATGGATAGTTGAATGGTTTAAATGATGTACGCTCATCGGTCAATCTGGCTGATGACTTTTTAATCATTGAACCACTCCTGTAATTCTTTTGATGACTTCATACCAACAGAACGTTTCAATACATTATTTTCATCAACCATGACCAATGTTGGTACACCACGAATGCCATATTCAATTGCAACATCTGACTGTTCATCAATGTCAACAACTTCAATTGGTAAATTGGTCTGCACATCTTCTAATG